TAAAAAACAACTAATTCTTTTTGAAATGGAATTTTATATGTGGGTAGTAATCTCTTTCCCCAATTTCTCTTTCGTAGGAGTTTGATTCTTGTGTAATTTCAAGACCTAATGATTTAATTTTTTCTAGCATTTGATTCCAGACAGAATCTTCGAACTCACCTCGTTGTAGAAAATTAACTTTACCGAATGATACACCTTTAAGAGGGTCGCTATCTTCTCTTCCTCCTGCGTAATCACCGGTTGAAACATGAATATCATCGCAGTCACATATAGCTTTAAGTGCTTTAATAATAGAATCTTCTAATTGTTGATTCTCTAACAGTATATTCAATAATTTCATAATTTATATATTTTAACTTTTAAGTTTCCAGTACCTTTAATTAACCTATGGTATGTTTCTTTTGGTATAAATAATTTATCCATAGGAACAGGAGCATTATTATCAAGTTGAAACTTCCAATCATTATCTTCTAGAGCTTCAACAATACGGTCTTCTTTGTCTCTATGCCAAACAAACTCTAATGAGGGAGTCTTTTTTGAAAATTCCCTTATTATGTACCCATTTTCTGAAATTTCAGAGTAAGGTCTACCAGTAACCTGAGAAGTTCGATCCACCGCCTAATGATTTCCAGTAACGGCCTATATTACATGACCAGTATCCTGCTTTAGTTTTATCTTTTTTAGTAGCGCATTTATGACGTGCTGCAAATGATGCTCTTGCACCTTTCTTTTTAATCTTAACTGATAAGCCAGTATCTCCAAAAGATACTTTTTTTACATTTCCTTTCTTAGACTTAACATAAACATAGAACTTTTTACTTCCTCCTCGTTTAGGTTTATTCAATGCTACTTTTTTTCCTTTATACTCAGCTTCATTCATATAGTCTACAGAAGCTTTAATCATATCGAATCCATTATAGTCAAATGATTCATTATTTAATTCTACTGCTTTTCGAAACTTATCCATATTTATCTGACCGCCGATTGATTCTACTAATTCTTTTACTAAATCAAAATCTATCATGTCTGAAATAGATGCTGCTTCATCTATAGAGTCTTCATTTTCTATCATCTCATCAATCAAAGAACCAATTTCATATAGAGGATTATACTTTGTTGATACCATAGGCAGATCTAGAGGTACTCTCATACCATTATAATCTGCATATTCTCCGATATCAGTTGTTTCTAGTAATTCTCTATCTTCTTCGGAAAGGTCTATTTCCTCGTTGCTAAGAGCTTCTCTAGCTTCAGCGAATAATTGTATAAACGCATCGGAAGAATAGCGGTAGACATGCTCGTGTAAGGAGAGCTTGTTGTCTAAATGGTATTGTAGAGATGGATACCCTACTACGTCTTTAAGTTTTATCATATTTTTAATTCTTTATATCGAAATCTTTTCTGTAAAATTTAGCGAGAATATTATCATTTATGTATTCATTATGTTCTAACACCTCTTTAATAAATAGGTATTTACACTCGAAATATGTTAAGAGCTTCTTAGTAGGTACATATTGAAGTATTTCTCTTTTAAACTCATCTTGCTTACCTTCTTTTATTAGCCCAACAATTTCCTTATGAGAACCGTAGTATTTTATCCAATCAGACTCTTTCTGTATTTTTCTTTTTCTTTTTTTACCTTTTAACGGAGGTAACGTTCTATTAAATATAAGAACTTTTTTTCCAAGATACCTACGATTAGTAGGAATATGTTCAACTTCATAGATAAATCCGAAAGTTCCTTCAGGCATATCCTCTATTGTTTTTACTTCTTTATTTTTGTATAACCACATTTTTATTTAATTATTAAATTGTTTTATGGACCCTCAGGTTCTTCTGGTTCTTCTTTAGCGTTATGAGTTACAATATTGTTAGCAATATATGTATCGTTTGATTCAACATTTAAATCATATACTTTAAAGTTACCTGAAATTGATTCTATAGTATCTATAAGAATTTGTGTATTAGAAGAATTAATTAATTTATCTCCTACTATTACATCAGATGCTTTTTTAATCATCCATTCATCTTCTCTTACTATAATATGTAAATGTTCTGTACTTGTTGTTAACGTACCATTAAAGTTTAATACCTGGTTAACAAAGTTAAAACTATTTGCTATAACATCAGAAGTAGTATCTGTAATAGTTGGATTAGTTTCTGACCAGCTTGTTAGTTGATTTTCATCTTCAGGTAAAGTCCCAATTGATTTAGCAGCTAAACTATCTCCTACTGTTATACTTTGTACCGCAATAGTTGTTCCGTCTGCTTTAGTAATTAATGTATCTTCAAGTACACATCCTCCTATAGGTCCTGTAGGAGTAGGAGTTGGTGTATTAGTTGGTGCTGGTGTTGGTGTATTTGTTGGATTATCTCCTCCACCGTTGATTAAGCAAGGATCATTACCGTTTGTTATTGAAACTCCTGCAGGTCCTGAACCGAACCACCAATAAGGTATGGTATCGTCACAAACACATATCTGTTCAGAAGAAAATGCGGAAACGCTTATGGTAAGTTCTGGAGAGGATTCATTACAGCCTCCAGAGCAAGGTACATATTTAATTACTGCATCATCTCCGAAATTTATTATTAGTTACAGTCCATTGTGAACAACTAGTTGGTTTTGATGAAGGGGTAGGAGTCGGTGTTGGTGTACTTGTTGGTACCGGAGTATCAGTTGCTGTCGGAGTAGGAGTAGGAGTATTTGTTGGTACCGGAGTATTAG